GCATGACAGGTGAGCAGATACGTGAATATTTTAATTTGTGACAACTATGGATAAGAAGAAAGTTAAAGAGCTGATACAAGAAGTTATCAGCAATAATGTTGATAGCTTGGAGTTTGGAAACGATAAGCATAATGCTCCTTTAAGAAAAGCGAATAGCTTATTGCATGATGCTTTGATAGAGTTAGGAAAGTCAGACTGGGTATCTGTTGAGGATGGGTTGCCTCCTTACGGAGAAGAAGTCTTTGTAACAAGCAAGATGGCTCCTGATAATGTTTTCAAAAACAGAAGAGTGGAATGCGCAACTGTCACAAAAGATAGTAATGGCTTCATTATCTTATGGAAAGGAAGAATGGCTTCTATCACTCATTGGAAACCTATTGAAAAGTTGGAGGAATAAATCGCAAGTCTTGTGAGTTGTATGAACCAAAGTAAAAAGGGGTAGTTGCCGCTACCCCGAAAAAGATTCATTCTGCTTATACTAAGAAAGAAAAGCAAGTCCCATTTTTGGGATAGATGCGCTTTCCGTTCCTAATGATGTACTTGCAGAAAACACGAACCTTGTTGTCATTTGGATTCTTTTCCATCAAAAGTCCCTCCATCGTTTATCCAGACTTCTCTATCTGGGGGAATACTGCCCACTACAAAGCAGTACAAGAAAAAAGCCCCTAAGCGGCAACTAAGGGGCTTTGTAATCTCCTTGAACAGAGGAAGAACGGCGTGTAGTGTCGCCGATGGGGGACTATGATGTCCTAGAATCCGAGTGCAAAGGTAATCATTTATATGATTATATAAACAATAACAATGTTAATGTGTTTTAAATATGTTCTAATTTAGACTACTCTAAAATAATATATAAATTTATAGTTGATTATGGACAGAAATCAAGCAAAAGAATTTTTTCCTATCATGCAAGCTTTTGCTGACGGAAAGGCAATTGAGTGTAGGACAAAACCAAGTGCCGTAAAAGGCACAAGTGTTCCGAATGATTGGACGGAAATGAAGGAGATTGAGTACTGGAATAATACAGAGTATCGCATTAAGCCAGAGGTAAAGTTTCGCCCTTTTGCCAATGTAGAAGAATGTTGGACTGAGATGAAGAAGCATCAGCCGTTCGGTTGGGTGAGAGACAAAAAAGATGGATATTATGTCTTAATTACTGCTGTAGATAACGGCGATTATATGTCATTAAGTGGAAATAGCGGCTGGTCCTTTTATAGTCTTATGAAAGAGTACACCTTTGCCGATGGCACTCCATTCGGTGCAAAAATGGATGAATAGTTATGGATAAAAACGTTTGTGATAATACATTAGTCTTTGGTAGCTGCTATGCTAGAAGTTGTATTGAAGTGCCTTCTTTGAAGGCAGGAAAGGCTAAATGGAAGGCTTTCTATGATAAGTTCCCTTGGCTTAAAGGTCAACCTTTCTATCTTAGACGTTCATGCTTCTGGGATGGAGGTGAAAGAAATTTGAAGGCTATAAAGATAAAACTTAAAAAGATATAGTTATGGCAACATATAGAATAGTAGATATGTATCATAAAAGTAAGGCTGTTAAAGGCGTACATTATGATTCTTGGAATGAGCCAATCTTTGCTTTTCGTGTAGATAAGAGACATTCATTGCTCTTTGGGCTTATCCATTATTGGGATTATGGCGCATGTAACCTTCGTTCAGAGTATTTGTTTCCTTCGGTTGATAAAGCCGAGGAGGCTATATTGAAGGTTGATAAAAGTAGAAGAGTAACAATTTTATATAAGTAGCTTATGAAAACAGAAAATATTAAATTCAAGGCTAAACGTCTTGACGGAAAAGGATGGGTTTGCGGATATTTCTACGAGGAGAATGGTAATACATACATCATTGAGAATCGTCAGAAAGAAAGCAAGTTAAACAGAAATCTCACTTATCAGGTTGACCCTTCTACCGTCTGCCAGTTCACAGGATTGAAAGATTGCGAAGGCAATGAAATTTGGGAGCACGACCTAATACATTTCGTAGGGTATAAACCTACAGCCGAAGTGTTTTGGTCAGAAGAGGACTATGCTTTTATGGCAGCTAGCGAGAATGAACCTTTTTATTTGCTTCCACATGTCCTGGAAATTGGCAAGATAGAAAGAGTTGGAAATAAATTCGATAAAAAGAAGTAGCTATGAAGAAGGAAATATTTGACTTCTCGGAGGCTCTGAGAAGAATGAAGGAGGGGAAGAAAGTGAGAAGGGTAATTTGGGAAGAATGTGGAGCTTATATCCATATTGTCTCTGAGACTATTGTGGCTGTATGCGATGGCAAATTCTTTCCTTGTGTCTTCAAAGATTCTGAGGATATTCTCGCAAATGATTGGGAGGAGGTGAAAGGATGAAGATTAGATTAGCAAAGAAGATAATGAAGCAAGCTAGAACAGATATTCCTTGGACTAACTTGTATTGGAGAACTAGAATAGAAATACATGATTTGGGGCATGGTTTTATTTTAGACCACCGCATCTCTAAGGCGAAAAAATTGACAACACGATGGGACGCTCGTAAGCTTATTAACGAATTGGTAAAGCTCAATAAGAAGCATCCGTTCAAGCTAAAAGATATTCATCGTAGTGCAGAAAGATTAAAACAGTACAGCGTATGAAAGAAGAAAGATGTTGTGGTAACTGCCTTTGGATGGGATGCGAAGACATCTTAGGCAATGGATGGTGCTACAAAAAAGATTGCGAAACATCTTGTGATAAGGTTTGCAAGAAACATGAATTTTAAACTTTAAATATTTAAATGGAAAATAACAATTTAACATTAGACGAGTATCAGCAGTTAGCTCTAGAGACTGCTATTTATCCTAACCCTATCATTTATCCTACATTGGGATTGACAGGTGAAGCTGGTGAAGTTTCCGATAAGGTTAAGAAAGTGTTGCGTGATAACAATTCTGTTTTTACAGATGAAAAGAAGTTGGAAATTGCTAAAGAGATTGGTGATGTATTGTGGTACTGCGCAACTCTTTCTCGCGATATAGGCTTCAAACTTAGTGATATTGGAAAGATGAATTACGAAAAACTCCACTCTCGCCAATTAAGAGGAAAGTTGCATGGTAGCGGTGATAACCGTTAGTTTATGGTATGGTACTCTAAAGTAAAAGGTCTTACAGAGAAAGTAATTGAGTTATATCCAACGATGTCTTCAAGGGAAATAGCAGATATTACAGGATTTGCCAAGACTACTATAATTCGGTGTGCTGCAAAGAACAATCTAAAGCACACAGAAGAAACACAGAAAAGAATAGATGAATATGTAAGACAGCGGAGGTCTTCTGGTAGAAAATCATACGATTATTCTAAACTGAGTAAGAAGATTACTCATACAAGAAAGATGGAATCGTGGCGTGTAAGAAGCGGTCTAGAACAAAATACAAAGTATAAAGTTCGTATCACTCCAAAACGCATACAAAATGCAATGTATCATCTTAGGCAAAAGTATGGTTATTTCTATGAAACTGTTGACAAAACTGTATTATATTACGATTCACAAACAATACGTGTGAAAAACGAGAATTACTATACTGAAAAGTATGGAATCTCTTTTATTCAGGCTGACGAATAACTTCTGTGCATTATATGTTTAGGGGTGGCTACACATCGCGTGCGGTCACCCCCTTTTGTGTTTATAAATCAATAACCAAATAAAAACATAAGAAAAAACTAAGAACGTTTATGTAGTTTTAACTTCCAATATATCCAACCTAAAAATGCGAGAATGCCTATAAAAAGACAAACTGATGCTATCTTACCTATATTCAAGAAAGCTCTGTCAGTCTTTGATAGTTGCTTGCCAACCTCAACTTTATATGGAATCGAATCTCGTACAATCAAGGTATCTGATTTGTTTCTTACAATATATCTGTCTTTATATTGAAGATGGTACTTGTCCTTGAAGACTGTATCACCTCTAATATAAACAGATACGCTATCATGCACATAGACGGAATCAGTCTTCAACAAAGAATCCGTCTTTACTACGACCCTATCTTTGTATTCTGTAACAGGAACATACTTAGTAGTAGTGCATCTACAGAACATTGATAGAATCAGCATTGCTACTGCAATAGCAATTACAACTCTTGTTATCTTATCAATCAGTTTCATAAGCTTACTGAATTACAATCGTTACTTTTTCCTTTTTATCCCAAGCTGTCTTCATGGTCTGAATGAGCTTGTTTGTCCAAAATCGAGAATCGCTAACCCATCCTTTCTTATCGTTTTTACCGATAAGAATACACCCCTCAGTATCTTTTGCAGAGTTACCGCTATGTATGCGTATTCCTTCAAATCCTTTGACATTCAGAAGTAATGGCAACATCTTCTTGAATCTGTTGGAGTAGGTATATACGCATTCATAACTGCCGCTTGGAATTGCAGTCTGCCCATACACCTTTTTTTTCTTGATTTCGTTCAACTCCATACTTTGGTTCAATCCTCTGTCTGTATCTTCAAGAGTATTGCATCCGAACAATTTGCCATTCACGTACAGACGGCTAATAGTATAGCCATCCTTTTTCCAAGCCCTATCAATTAGTACTTCCATTTTTGTTTTCCTCCTCTTTTTTATCAAACTCCTGATTCAATCTCTCCAATATCGGTTTCCAATAACTCGGCAATGCCTTCGCAAACTCAAACCTCAGAATGTAATAAATAACTCTGAATGCAACATTCTTAGGGTACGCCTTAATGAGATTTTTAAACGAATTGCATATATACACATAGCAGAATATATACGTAAGCATCTTAATCACAAATAATGCTTCTGTATTGTCGTTGCAACTTACCATGATTCCATACATGACATACACAATAACAATATACAAGAGCATCTCTAAAAGTGCGTTCTTGAACTTTGATGCAGAAAAGTTCTTGCATCGTACAACACTCACGCCGTCAGCTCGCATACCGCAGAAGATATTGAAGCCAAAGGCGATAACCAACGCCAAAACGAATTCTTCCGTTGGCGTTGCAAAGGCAAGTATAGCTGAAAATATAGTAACACCTATCTGCCGAATCTGTGAAGAATCTAATAAATCTGTCATAATCTGTTATCCTGAATAATACATAAATATAAAGTTTCGGTCTCCGTTTGCAAAGATAGCAAAAAAAACCGAAACTTCATTCAGAATAACGAAAAAAATTAGACTTTTAAATCATGATACGGCAATCCTCCGTTGTCCAAGAAAGAAATGCACTCATCGAAAATCTTACGTTCATAATCGAGCGCATTGATTTTAGGAAACCATTTCTTTATTTTTCCGTCATTGCGTTTAACCATTTCGCCCCAAAGAACGCACCAATCATTAATTGTGATGTTGTCGTTTTTGACTTCATGCCAATAATCTTTAGCAACATCCTTTGTGTGTAGCTGGTTAATGAGACAAAGATGTATATCTGCCATTTCTTCATCAAAATGGCACTCACCAATCTCACATTGAACTTGCTTCATCATATCAAGCATTACACCGTCATTCATTCCAACTTCGCAACAATCAGCCATTGTCGCAACACAATTCTTAATAGCCTGTATATCGTTGCTTGCCAATATGTTTTCAAATACCTTTTTCATAACCGTATATTTTTAGTGTTACTTCAAGAAATACTCTCTGATGTCGTACACACCATCCTTGTCTTTTAACAAGTCGAGTGCGAGGTGGTTGGCATACTTAACCAGATGCTCAGTGCCAATATCCTTTACGTCATCCTTTCCGAGTATCTTTGCGATGGTACATCCGTGGTCACTTACGACCTGATTCATTGCAACGTACAAAGCATAATCGTTGTAGTAAGGCTTCTCCTCTGTCGCAAGTCCTAGACCAGTCATTGCATTAAGCCACGTCTGCATATCCCAGGTTGCAGGCGGATTCATTCCGTTCACAATCTCTGAAGCCTCCTTCTTAGTGAGATAGTTCTTCCACTTTATTGCGCAAAGCTTATCAAGATACTCTTGCGCCAACTCTGGGTGCTTTGCTGCCATATCCTTCATCATGCAACGCATTGTGTTGCCGAATACGTGCATATACTTCACGTTTGCTGATGATGCCATCATTCCATACAGCTCATCGAACTTACTCATAATCTCTTTTGCTTCCATATTGTCTTGTATTTATATATGTGATTATTCTGCTGTTATCAGACTTTTCAACTCCTCAAAGTCAGTTTTTGTAAAGCTGATACTCTTCTTGCTACCAAAGAGGATAGTCGTTATGATGTTGTCGGGTAAATCAATAGACAAAGTACCGCCATCAATGCGACCTTTGACAAATCCGAAATCAAACTCATAGTTGCTTATATTCTCCAACATCTGCATGAGGTCTGAGAATATGGTATCGGCATCAATGTTTCCGTCTTCATCGGCGATGAATAGGGTAGCGTTGTCAATGCTCTTGCCCCAACTATCCTTGTGCTTTGCAATGATGTTGTGTGAAGCTCGCTTCATGTACACGGAAGGAATAGCCAGTGCTGGGTTTTCCTTCACCATATCACTTATTCTTGCATCTGCCCACAAATCAAGCGATGTAAGCAGTTTCTCTTTCAGTTCAGTTACATTCATTTCTTAGTTTCTCCTTTATGTGTTTTAGTGTACCAAGCGAGATACTCTTGCCAAGTCTTGTCGCTGTGGTTAGTCATATAATCGTTGAGCATAGCAGATTTTTGTTCCTCTGCCTGTGCCACCTCCTTTCTCAATCTTTGCATCAAAGACAGATGCTTCTTTAATGCTTCCTGTCCTTGCTGAGTGCTTTCGATACGAGGGCGTATGATGCGCAGTTCCTCGTCTTGTACGAGCTTAGAGACATATTGCAAGCTATTAACGTATTCCTGATTCTGCATCAAGTACTGACGTTGTGCGCCTGTAAGATTGTCTTCAATTTTGTCTATCTCATCCCACAAAGGGGTTGGAGACTGCTGCGCTTGCATATTGATAGATGCTCGCTTCTGCTGTATTGCCTCATACATCTTCTGTAGCTCGGCATCCATCGTTGGCGGCTGTTGCTGACTTGTACCCATATCCAATAATGGGCTGTTCCCGAAATTCATCATAATCAATATCTTTAAAGTTGGTGATATATTATAGAGAGGTGAGAGGGCATCCACCAACGAGGGCAAACACCCCTCACCAACTCATTTTTTCTTAGTCTTTTTTACGGACTTTCTTGCTCTGTTACGCTCCTGTAGTGGGAGTGGAAGGAGCAGTACCGTTACAGCAATAGCTGCCGTAGCCCGAAATTACTGGCGTAGATGGGAGTACCAACTGACCACGCAAGCAGTTGCAGGTCTTCTCGTTCACGTAAGCCATCATCAGCTTCTCCTTGTAAGGAGTGAGGGCTTCCATAACGGCTACCTTCTTGTCGAGGTCGCTATACTTTGCTTGCAACGCATCGTACTGGTCTCTCTGATTCTTGTACAGACCGAAGTCCGCATCAACCTGAGACTTGTAAAGACCGAACTCAGCCTGCATTGCACGGCGGTTCTCGGCGTTGATAGCATCGTTAGCACCCTTATACATAGAGAACTTCTCAGCGATGTCTGTCTCGCGCATAGCGTAGAACTTGTTAGCGGTGTCGAGCTTCATACCGAACATGTAGGTAAGCAACTTCACCTCATCATCGCATTCCTTCTCCATTACCTGCAAGGCAGTTGGCTGATTAGCGTTATTGTTTGCGCCATAGCCATAGGCATTAATGTTCACGTTCTCAGGCATATTACCGCCAAGTGAACCAAACACGCTGCGATTACCACCACGCAACCATGCGCCAAGACCGAGTGCAGTGCCTGCTATGCCAAGACCGAGTGCGGTGCCAGCGACACTTTTAGAAGCATACTCATCGTGCTTCTTTCCCTCTTCGTAGATTTTCTTCTCTACGACCTTTGCATCTGTCATTTCCATAATACAATCTTTTGAAATCCTTAATATTAACTAACACTATGTAATCGATTACGGATGCAAAGGTACGAAGAATATGGGAGAGTAAATATAACTCTATCACACTTTCTTTTAGTGGTTGATTATCAGAGATTTAAGATGATAGGAGGTAATATCATAAATAACAAAAAAAAGAGAGGCAATCACTTACCTCTCTTACTCAACTCCTAAGAAATATTTAGTAGATACAGGTACAATCCTACCCCGAACCACATTATCAATATCATAGTTGATGATGTTACCCAAGCTAAGAAGAACTTATCGACCTTCTTATACTTATAAGTAATGTATAGGTATGCAATGAACGTGCAGTTAATGATTACCAGTATCGCTACTATAATCAAAGTCTGTAACATAAAATCCATAATACTCATATACGCTCGCTTATCCGTGTTGCGTAGGGCTAATTGATTATGATTTTCTCTTACTCTTAATGAAGTGAAGAATATCCCACTTCTTCCAATATCGGGTATGCCCACGCTTCTTGCACTCGCCATTGGGCAAATCGCCCCTAGCCACCATTCTATTTAAAGTAGCATCAGAAACATGAAGCTTATCCTTAACCTCCTCTGTGCTCATCATAGGATTGAGCATGTCGGGGATGATTTCACACAATCTATCCAAGTCATCGTCACTCATTCCGCAAGCGGTGACCTTCTCGCCATTTCGCTGTTGCTCGTCTGCTTTAAAGCAAGCATCACTGAGCGACTTAAAAGCCGTGCCGAGCAACTTATAATTTAGTATCTTTCCCATTATGCACAGATTTTACGTCCTAACTTACTTCGACTGATAAACAAATCCACAAAAGAGTACAGATAGAATATTGCCGTTACTACCATTACAATAAAGCAGGAATCTAACATATCTTTGGTCGTGTACCAGCTCCATTCTACGATATGAGCCGCATTAATGCCGAAGAAATAAAAGAAGGGTATTCTATATCTCCAACATAAGAAAAAGAATCGGCTTGCTAATATCAAAACCATTGGCAGAACATATACCATGAAGTAGATGTAGAGATAGCAAGGCGTATTTTCCGCATAAGGAATGAACATCTCTCTAGGATGCTGAGAGAAATCCCACATTCCGTAAGCATGGAAGCACATAAGCGTAATTGGAACGTACTTGCAGAACCATCTAAAAAATTTCAGAATCCTCCTTGAATATCTGTTTCCATGTCTCATCAGCAAGTCCATTACCTCGCTGACGTCCTTGTCTTTCAACCATCTTAACAGGTTGTCTTCGTCTTCTTTGTTCATAAGCTATTATATTTTAGTTGATTTAAAAGATTGATGCCGCAAAGGTACGCATTTCCTAACAAAAGCGGTTGATTTTCAGTTGATTTCTGTGTTAAACTTCATAAAAAGTAACAATCTGAAAGTAATAAGTCACAAAAATAGCGTTAGAACTGAACAAGAATGCCATTCTAACGCTATTTCTATATCTACTTATCAGTGTTTATCCTATCACAACCTCAAGGCTCTCCATATCGGCGAACTTCAAGCCGCAATCCTTAGCAGCCTTGAACAACTCCTTCTCGTCAACTTCCTCGATGGCTACCTCTACCTCGGCATTGGCAAGGTCTGAGAAGTACTTTTCGGTCTTCTGCTTCTGGTTGAAGAAGTACTCATTGACCTCCGCAAACTTGGCGGAATCGTCCTTGGTGTATTCGTAGCCCTCATCGGCGTGCTTCTGCTCTAACTGCTGGCACTCCTGGAGCTTGCGCTGCATTTCATCGAACTTATCGTCCTTCAGGCTCTCCTGCGCTTCCTCCACGTCCTTGTCGTAAGTATCGGCTACGTGGCGCAGAGCCTTCATATTCTTCCATACTCGCAAGGCGGCATCATCGCTCATAGATGATGTCTTCAATGCCTTCAATGTTCTGTAGGCTGCAACAGCCTCGATTGTCTTAATCTTTTTCATAATTGTTTCTTTATTTTAATCGTTAATAAATATTTTTACTTACTATCACTGGATAATTTACTGTGTATCCAAGTCAGGCATAACAGATAATAGTGGCGCTAGTCCTTTGACTATCCACGTACCATTTGCAATAACATATATCTGATAAGATTTATTACTCAACAAATTATTGAAATTGACAATCTGGGTTTCTCCTCTGGTCATTCTGCTGATGGTTCTATAGTATTCACCACTTACCATTGCCTGACCTTTCGTAGGGTCTGTCTGATAACAACAATATATACCAATATTAGTTACGTCAGACGCATGTTCTGTTGTGATGAGAGTTACTGCAATTCTTGTTGTTGAAAGTGTATATTTAGCACCAATGCGCTTGAAGTTTGCCATTACGCTCTGACTTGAGGTTATGACAGAAAAAGTTTTGCCACCTGCAAGATTTGGAATAGCATAGCAATACATTCCCTGCAATGTGTGATTGGTAGAGTAATCTACATTACAGAACATAGGATATGCTTTGTAAGTACCTGCCAATAATGTTCTTGCAGCCAATCTAACCTCATAACTACTTGTAGTTGCTGCCGTAGCAATCAGCTTTAAAGTTTTTCCGCTAATATCGGTAATTACGTAACCAAAATATAAGCCCTTATAGACTTCAACATCATTATAGCTTACTTGGTCTCCGTCAACTGTAACCGCATTATATGCTACAGATAGTGATATTGGTGAGTCTTCAATATAATTTGTTGCCGCCAGATAATCACTAATCTCAGGTTTCGCCTTATGGTTATACCCCCTGAAATCTCCTAATCTATAAGGAGAAGAACTTCCACCGCTTGGTCGTTTATAGATATTACTATATCCATTATTAGCTTTAGAATACTCAGCAACCAATGCGCTCCAGGAACTTACCCTGTTATCAACAGTTATATTCAAACCATAGTTGCCATCCTTCGCCTTATACCAATCATCGGGGAATGGAGAAGGAAATACGGTAGGCTTGTACTTCGCCCAGATATTTATCTTCGGTGACGTACACAGTGTGGCAAGGTCGCCGCTGCCCTCTCCGAAGAGGTTCTTCAGGTCGTCAATACTGACGGGAGCAGTGATTTTGTTATTAGATAGAGCCATACGCTTAATCTTTAAAACTTAAAACACTAGGCAAGGCAGCTCTATAAGAGCCACCCTGCGTTAATACTCACGATACTTACTCTGCTGCCTCGCTAGCCATATTGGTAGCGATAGCGGAATCAACCTCCGCAATCAATGCTGACACCTCACTGAGCTTGCTCTGAGGGATGCCGCTGATGTTGTAGGTCAGCTCGCTGCCGTTGGAGCTTGCGTTCGCATTGCCGAGATAGTTACCATTCGCATCACCGTAGATACTCATGTTGATGCTGTCGATGTTGCCACCAGTCTTGTCAACATTGTAGGTAATTTCTACTCGATAGCCGTCCTTTGTGTAAGTGGCGGTTGTCTGTTCACTCTTCTTGTTAATCTTTAAATTTTCCATTTTCTAATCTAATTTAATAAATTAATATTCTTGTTATCTAATTTCTTCTTGTCACTGCTGCCTTGCTTTCCACTCAATCGCTGAACCTCTGATTCGAGGAAGACCACACGAGCCTTCAATCTGCTGACCTCATCGCCCACCTGCTCGATAGCACCGAATGCCGTTGCAATCAGCTTCGGAGACCAGTAGTTAATCTTGTAGTAGCCCTTCTCATCAGTCTCCACGATGTCCTTTAAGTGAGGGTTGCACAAGACGTGCTGGGCAATCCAACCGATAGACCTTGTGTTGTCCTTCTTCCAGGCAAAGCCGAACGTGCCACCCATTGCCTTGATGATGCCTAAGTAGTCCAGCTTCCGCAAATCCTGCTTCAGACGGATGTCTGAGGATGAGTAGGCAGTGACACCTCCATGTGCAAGCAGCCCCCCTTCGGTTTCGATATTTACATTAGAATAAAGATTGGCGGTTGAGAGTTCCACCGATTTCACGTTCTTTCCGCTATCGTCAGAGGCGGTAAGGGCTACATTCTTGCCCATCACCTGCGTTGTATATCCATGGACAAGCGCACCTCTACCAATATCTACGCTATTCCAGCTAGCCATTGCTATCAACTGGATTGCCGTACCACCAGTATTTTTTCCATAGAGGTATGAGTTGTTGCTCATCGTGATGTTATCCACACCTGTAATGCTTCCGCTCACGTTAGCCGTTCCATTAAAACTTTGTCCCCAAAGCGTTCTTGTGGTTTGGAGTTTCGTGGCACTGGCAACATTGTCCGATGTAAGTGCCAAAGTTCCTGTCGCCGTTGGAAGCGTTACCACATTGCTGTGGTTGCCGTTGGTCTGCAACCTTACGGAATAGTTGCTGCCTGTGGTGTTGTCGTGGTGGAAATCAATATAATGTCCAAGTTCTATCACGCCATCAGTTCCAATTACAGGAATCTTGCCATACGGCTTGCTACCTCCTGACTGAGCATGATAGCCGTCCACGGTGTCACAATTCGTGGCATAGGCAGCTGTCAACGTCTTATTCGTGCCGCCAATGGTAATGGAAATGTTATTCCCACTATTAGACAGATTGGTAAACAAGCCAGAGGCATGAACCCCATCCAACGTGTCGGCATTTCCTGCACTTGTGGCATAAGCACAACTTCCACTAGAGGTGATATAACCGCTATCATTGCTAAGAGAACTTAGCTTTGTTGGTATATCAGAAGTTAAAGCCATAATTCCATTTTTACGTGGATGTTGTACAAAACCTTCACTTCCGTTTTCTACGTACTTCCAAAAAGCACCATTGGGTCCAAGATAAAAACAAGACCTATCTGAATCTGTAGAACCTAATATAAGTCCTGCCCGATTATTTGGAGCTTTTTTAATAAGAATACCTTCGTCATCGCCTGAATTATAAATACGTCCACCAAATATAGCAGTTGTGCCATTGAGATTACCTGTAAGTGCTCCACCAGCACTAGGTAAATAACTTGTATTATCATAAGCTCTAGCACCAAGGTTTAGCCATTTCTGTAGCTCACCTTTGCTTACATCTTTATAATATACAATACTATTAACGGACTTTATTCCCGCCATATAACCTATTTCGCCTGATAATAACCCAGAACCAGAAAATCCACAATATATATCTACTGACCCATTATAGTCCTTTAGTTTCAAAGCCCTCGTAGCATCACCTCCAGCAGAAGCACTTCCTGCATAAGAATGAGTATGCCCAAGCTTACTGTAGGTATTAGCAGCATCAGCAGACTTCAAATAAGCAGCCAAGGACTGATGAGAAGTCAGATATCCTTTATCATTGGTAAGCTGGCTTACCTTCGTGATGCGGTCAGTGATTTCTGTCCACTTATGGGTATGCGCACTAGGAGTATAACTGCTAGGTCTGTCTGTAATATAACTCCAGCTAAGATTACCTGATAGACTTGCCGCACTCAGTTTGCCCCTAAGGTATATGTCTCCAGCTCTACTATTGAATACAATTCTAATAATATTATCATAAGAAGATATTCCAAGAGAGTTCCAATTCTTTAAAATGCAATTAACACTTGCAAAATCACTACCATTAGTATCTTTTACTCCTGAGACTATATATCCATCACCAATACTTGGCAGATATAATTTAGTCGTTTCTATAGAACCATTTACAATCAAGTCATTACTTATTGTTCCTCCGCTCAACTTCAAGAACGTGTTGTTTGCATTTTCGGTCTTTAGATATGCCGAGAGTGACTGATGACTAGTTAAGAACGTACTGCCTTTAACTACGCTGATAGTAGTGCCATTTTTTGTAACAGACGTAACCGCATTACCACCGCCCGATACGGATATTGATGTAGCACTGCCACCTTCCAGTGACGTGATTCTAGTAGAGAGCTGCTTAATAGAGTAGGCAGATGCTATCTCACTGAGCGATTCTGATGTGAGCTTCAAGGCATCTGCATAGCTCTTCACACTACCATTCAACCCACCACCACCTGACGAGCCACTACCTTCACCATAGGCGGTAATGCCACCAGTAGCATAGAAGTTAGCTGCGGTTGTACCATCAGACTTAACTACTTTAATGGCAGTATTAGCTTTATCATAAACTAATCTGACATCACCAATTTGCACATAAACACCATCAGTATTAGCAATAGTTATACTGCCATTTACATCAGCATTACCATTCACGCTATTGCCCCAAAGCTTTCTTGTTGTTCCCCAATAAGAAGTTACTATGTTGGCAGTACCATTAAACGATGTTCCGTTTATAGTTCTAGAATTCTGTAACTTAGTAGCACTACCAGCATTACCAGTGATACTAGCAGAAGCTGTAATGAACCCTGCTCCATTAGTAAGCTGATTAGTATTGTTTGGAATACTAATAGACTTTGCAGCAGAACCATTATAAGAACCACTACTGTAACCGCTCCAAGAAAGAGCATTAGCAACTTTTGATGCAGATGCTACATTGTCAGTAACTCTAGCAAGTCTTACCCAAGGAGCAGCCCAAGCAGCACTATTGCTTATCTTGCCTCCAGCTCTAGAACGGACATAAACTTCAGTAGTGCCAGCTTTTATAGCAAACTGAGTTTGCCACATATTAGGAGAAGTTCCCGTATTATTACTGTCAGTATAAGACAGATTAATATAATGATGCCAACCAGTTTGTCCATTAGGATTAACATAACCATTCAACGTTTGATAGTTAGCAGTAGAACTAGCATAAGGTGCTACAATATTAGACATACCCATACTATTCCCGTGTGTTGCAATATCGTTAAAATTGTCTCCAACACCAACAGGAAAAGCTCTTACTAAATTCAGTGCTTTAGAAGTTCCACCAATACTAATAGTAACCTTGTTTGCAACATCAGAAATACTGAAACCAGTAAACAAACCACTAGCGTGATAATTATCTACCATATCTGCGTTATGAGCAGTAGCTTCATTTTTAACCCAATTCTGAGTTGCATAAGCTGCGAGACTTTGATGTGTTGTGAGATAAGTTCCCAAATCTACAGCATCTCCACCACTAGCCGCAATGGTTTTAGTGATACCGTTAATCTTTACACTATGTGTATGAGTAGTAGCAGACTTACCATTAAGAAGAGAATCTACACTACTCTTGGTGTAATAATTACTTAAACTCTGATGCGAGGTGAGATATGTAGCACCCTTCGTGAAGGTGATGGTCTTGCCGCTCTTTGTAACGGCAGTAACGGCATTTCCACTTCCGCTAACTGCTATCGCATTCACGTAACCATCGAGAGACTGATGAGCCGTGAGGAACGTACCCTTCGCGAAAGTAATCACACCAGTACTTGCATCATAGGTTGCACCAGTGAGGGCATTGCCGCCAGTTGGCACAGACACGCTGATACTAGGAACAGCACTTGCCACATTCTGAATCTCCGAATAGAGCTTTGCTACTGAGTATGCAGAAGCAATCTCTGAAAGGTTTTCCGTAGTAAGCCTGATAGCATCAGCATAAGCCTTGACAGAGCCATTGAGACCACCACCGCTTGATGATGATGCTCCAACACCATAAGCGGACACACCACCACTTGTGTAGAGGTTAGCCACCTCTTCGGTCGTAGTATTCGTAATCTTCAGCGCCTTATTAGCTGCATCATACTCCAACTTGATGTTACCGATGGAGATATACTTTCCACTAGGCACGATGATGCTTCCATTGATGTCAGCAGTGCCATTGAACGAATTTCCCCACAATTTGCGAGCATTAGTAAGCTGGAGAGCCTTCTTCGCTGAACCGTTTGTGAAGTAGCCTTGCAAGGTGGCGATACTCCCTTTGTTTGCGGATATGCCCGAAGCATTTACCCCTTCTGCCTTTTTCGCTCTTGCTACCTCGTCAGATATAGACTTATTGATTCCGTCAACAATACCGCTCAAAGTGTCTGTCTGCGCAATATTGGCGAGGAAGCTCACCACCTCGTTCCACTTATTGATAATTCCGTCCGCAGTCTCCTCGTCAGTAGTCATAAGGGCATACCAGCCATAGGCACTATCCCAACGAGTTACCTTCGTTGATGTAATGCCGTCCAGTACAGACTTATTGCTATGAGTATGCTTTGCCGATACCGCACCATCCCAAGCTGCCTGCTTTGCAGTAGTAGGAATAGAGTAACCCGAGGCAAGACTAATGGCAAACGTACCGCTTGTTGTGATAGTCTTTGTTGCACAAGTCAAACCAGTAGGAAGAGTAAGTGCTACAGATGTAACAGTACCCTTGTTTGTGGTATAGCCATTTGCATCAATCTCCGCTTTGGTATAATAGCTTGCGAGAGACTGATGGGCAGTCAGATACCCAGCATCGTTAGTAAGCTGGCTTACCTTCGTGATGCGGTCAGTGATTTCCGCCCACTTATGGGTGTGCGCACTAGGTGCAAACGTTGATGGTTTACCCGTAATGTTATTCCAAGATAGGCTCAGACCGCCAAGTTCTGTGGCTATGTTGTCAATTCGGCTGCTGAGAGCCTTGATAGCATAGGCGTTCGGGATACTAGTCAAGTCTGCATCCGTATAGCTTCCCTCTATGATTCTCGCATAGCTGATTACGCTTGCATTCAATCCGCCACCACCACTAGTGGCATCACTTGCTCCGTATGCGCTTATTCCACCTGTGGCATAGAGATTACCATCAATCTTGATAGCCTTGTTGGTTGCATCATACGTGAGCTTGATGCCATGAAAGGAGATTGCGCCCTCGAATGTAGCATCGCCCGAAACACCCAATTTTGTGAATGGAGCGTTTGGCTTCAAAGACACAAGGTCAGCAACGCTCGTTCCTGCACTTCCTGCCTTCCAATTCGGCTCGAAGAAGGTGAGGTATGCGCCAAGATTCTTCTCGCTGATGATGAAAGAGGTAGGGTCTGCGTGAATCCTACCATCAGTTTCCCACCAGATTGCACCACCTGCCACATAGCCCGAACCATCGAAGCGGAGGATGGTGTTGGCAGGAGTCTTAGAGCCATCGTTGTAGTCCTTATCGACCATTTCGCCACCGAACCAAGCGGCGACACCACCTCCCTTTGCAGACTTCTCTGTTATACCATTGATACCTGCCGTAGTATTGCCATCCGTGTCTCGCAAACCGATGAGTGATGTAAGAACCAGACCTCCGTTAATCTCAGTATCGGGAGCATCCATCAGAGCCTTCTTTAAGTAAGCAAGGCTGGTTACGTCACCGATAACTACACCGAGGTCGCCATATATCTTGCTAGTGATATATGCGTTTGCCAAACCTAACTTGTCATAGAAGGCAGAATATGCGCTTTGGAAGTTGGTAAACTTCGTTCCGACAGCAGATACGATGGTAGCCTTGCCGTTAGTATCAGCCTTATTATATCTTGCCGAAATATCGGAGAGATACGTGACGAGTTCCGTCTTGGCAGTCGTGAGGGTAGTGAAAGCAGTATTAAGGTCGGTGAGTTCTTTTGTATTCTTTAACACCTCTGCTCCCTTTACCTCAGTGTAAGACTTCTCGGCGGCTGCAAAAGCATCTTCAAGTCGCTTGGAATCCTGCGCCATTGCAGCAATCTCGGAAGGCTCAAGGTAGCCATCCTTAACGTAGTTATCGAATGCCTTTTTATTGGTGGTGACGGTCTCGTCGAGGTTTGTAACGTTCCTCTGTGCGGTCTCTGCCGCCTTCTGCGCCTCTTCCGCTGCCTTCTTTGCTGCGTTCGCTACAGTATCATCTGTGTACTTAACCTTCTTTGTCCAATCGGCTGCACTGAATGAAGCATTGGTCTTGGTTGCCACGACAAGCTCGCCCTTAGAGTATGCCACACCACCGAGAGTATATGCTGCCTCCAAAATCCAAAGGTCACGCTCCTCATAGGATGCAGGCTTGCTTACATAGATGCTGGATTTGCCATCTATCTTGTCGAAAACCTCGGTAGGTACGTCCTGCTTATCCCATTTCGTACCATTCCAGAAGAAAGTCTGGTTGTTGCTTGTGTTATACCACAAGTCGCCCTTGTGCTTCTTCTTGGCATCATCGGTAGTCCAGGATGTGCTCGGGTCGGTTGACTGATACCAAGTCTCAGCCTTCTTGTCGAGCTGGTCTTGTATTCCCGTCAAACTTTCCTCTATGGTCTTGGCGAATGCGTTGAGGTCGGAATCGTTAGCCTTCACCCATTCCAATGATGTAAAGCTGCCAGTAGTTCTGCCCTTTATGCACACCATCAAAGTCTTGCCATCGTCTCCACCACTAGCCCACAGGTCGCCCTCGGCATAAGGAACAGTAGGCTGAGAGGTGAAAACGGTACGCTTTCCATCTGCCGTGTCCTGCGCCTTGCTTGCTGCGGTCATAGCAGTGTTGATGTCGTTATCCTTGATTCTCGCCCATGCCGTACCCGTCCAACGGTATGTGTAGCCATTAGACGTATTGTAGAACAGGTCGCCAGCGTGCTGCGACTTCAATGTATCGGTAGTCCAGTCGGAAGCAGGCTTATTCTGAGTAGTAGGAGCATAGTTGTAGAACCATGTCTCCACTTTTTCATCAAGCTGCTCCTTGTAGCTAGCCATATCGTTCTTGTACTCTTCCTTGAAGGAATTGAGGGCAGAATCATCGGTGTACTTGGAAGCCTTAGTCCAGTCAGCGATGGCAAATGACGAACCTTTTACCTTGGCAGTCTGGCAGCGCAGGATTTCATTCTTGTAGATGCTGCCATCTGTAGGATAGGTAGCGTTTACCCAAATATCGCCCAACTGATAAGGTGGAATAGGCTGAGCACTAAATACCTTCATCTTGCCATCTGCGGTCTCCTGTGCCTTGCTGGCATCAGAAAGAGCTTTGGCAATATCAGTATCCGTGATGATTGTCCACTTATAGGTGTTTCCATCCTTGGCAAAGCGGTATGCCTTGCCCGTCTTGTTGTCGTAGTAAAGGTCGCCCAGATGAGTATCTTTATCCTTGTCGGTCGTCCAACTGCTTGCTGGCGCATTCTTCAAAGTAGGCACACCATCGTAAAACCACGTCTCGATAGCTCCGTCAACCTGATTCTGAAGGTTGGTTATCACATGCGAGTTCTTGATGAGATTGTTCACCTGCTCCTCGGTCAAGCCCTTTGCTGAGTTCTCCTTGATATACTGAGACAATTCCTTGCCATCCACGGTTGATTTGGCTGAGATTTTGCCTTTAACAGATACCTGCTTGGCTGCGCTGTCATACTTGATGTAGCTACTACCCTCATAGCTATTCTCCTTAGTAGGTCGGTCGCCCACATACATATCGCCATAAACATTGAAGAACGCCTTGTTGGTCTGTTTGTTTACACCATACTCTACGTATTCTTTGTTGGCAAAAGAATAGCTATTGATGCCGTGATAGAGGCTGATGGATGGCGAATAGGTATCTACCGCCGAGAAGATAAGGCAGTTCTGACGTTCTACATCGGTTCTATTACCGCACTGCGACAACACATCACCTTTAGCAGGAATATCGCTTGCCGTAGCGCAATCGGTATCGGAGAGGTCGATGTAGTGATACTTCTTTCCTTCCAGCTCTACAGGTTCCTCATCACGACCGATTATCAATCGCCAGTAAAAGTGATTACCCACCTTATGATAAGTGCCCTTGCGAACGTTGAATGACTCTGAACGCACCTGGTCGCCAATAGCGAAATCATTATCCACGGCATCGCCTTCCTGCTCTGCTAAGAAATAGCAACGATAAGCCTTCTGTGACACATTATTATATGTCACAGTAACAACTTCTACCTTATGAGCCACCACACCGCCAGCAGGAGAGATAATCTCCTTACCGCCGATTGTAGATGTCTTCTTGATGACCAGTTCCTCGAAGATAGCCTTCATCCTCACCTCCAGGTAATCGGTGATGAGATGCGAGCGACCTTCTGTATCGGGAGTCCACGAACCTCCGTTCTCGGAATTGAAGTTACCGACAAGCAAACCACTTAAAAGCTTCTGAATCTTCTCCCAAGTGATAGTACCCTTGGCGGTGTCCTCGTTTAATTTAGAGAGATACATCTTATCGGTTATACTAGCATTAAAGCTATTGGTATTACTACCACCAACCATACTAGATAGAGATTTAACCGCTTCTCCTTTTACTGCATCAATAATCTGCTTTGTATCACTCTTTGTAACTTCCAACGAATTTACAAGCTCAATTTCAACTTCTGCCAGCTCATCGTTATCAACCTTTACTGAATAGTTGCTGACGAAAACTTTGTGACTAATAAGATTTCCATCGTTATCATAATCACCTTGTATCTGAATTGACAGTTTTGCATTCTCGTTTAGCTTGCTTGCAAAGTCAGGATTCTCTTGCAAGAATATGCGAGAAAACTTAACAGAGTAGTTAAATTGGTCTGTATTGTTTTCGCTCATGTGCTTGACAAGAGCATCATCTAGTCTTTTTTCTGCTGCCGTTACAAGAACCTTTGGTGGTTTGATGCCTGTGATGACAAACAAATCTCCCTTTTGCGGTTTAAAGCCAGCACTCGCGTTTGGCATTACGATACCTAATGTTGATGTGTCTTTCTGAACCGCAATCCATAACTCTTTCTGAGTTGAATCTTGGTTTAGATTATCTTCGTAAGCATCGCTAGCGTTAGCAAATATGTAGTCATTCTTATCTGTGCGAACTTGTTTTAAGTTTCCATTTTCATCAACACTTACACAGTTGTAATACTTTGAATTGTCAGCACTCGGCTTATTGTAAATCACAAATGAGCAGGCAGGGCATCCGTTACTCTTAATGAGGTTTATCTTTGCAGGTTCACTAGCCAAAGCATGAGCAAACAAGTCAAAGCCAAAATCTCCATTAAACTTATGTAGCTTTATATAGAAATAGCTATGAATATAATTTCCATCGCTATCCTTTACGTCACTATCTTCTTTATCAAAAGCAACATCCGCAATCTCTCCAAACAACTGTCCTTCTGCATTTACAATTCCGTTGATAGTTGGTTTTATACCATCAAAAGTAACAGTTCCTTGATGAGGATTTCCTTTCTTATACAAGTTTACAAACTCGTAATATCCATTACCGCTTGGCAACTTGTGGGTGTTATTCAAAGCGTAATAGAAACGCTCTGCACCTTTCGTGTTGCGATATATAGAAGGCATAAGTACCGATGATGGGGCTATCCATACTCTATCAGTAACAACTACCTTTGTTGCATTATCATCAGTTCCAGTATAAACCTTATTGAATCCGTATCTGTCACCTTCTTTTACAAATTGATAGTCGTATTCAATGCAATTTGCCTCGCTGATTACACTTACATTAATACCAGCATCACTGTAAGGAATGTACTTGTCTCCATTCTTCCATTCATATTCCGATTTTGACTCGTATAAGAACTCAACACTTCCACTAAAAGCTGCATTCCAACTATCCGCGCCATAAAAGTCATTAATGCCAGCACTATTTTTGTACACCTTGCATTTGTAAGAAAACTCAGATTCTATAGATAATGTAAAATCTCCATCCTCTTCAAATGTGTACGTGCTAGTACTACCAATACTCATTCTTTTAGAGATAGTCTTATATAATTCTTTTCCCTTGAATAAGTATATGCTCTTGACGGCATTTCCGACCTTCGTTATATAGTCTTTTCTAGAAACAGAGCTATTAAGTTCAAAGTCAAACCCTAAACTCGTCAAATCTATCGTCTGACCTTTTATCGCGCTGATTAAAATATCAAACGAAAAGATACAAGTAACTGTTGGGTTAGATTGACTATCAGCCTGCGTCAAGTTTGATGGGGTAGTAAATCTATCAAATGCCTTTGAACTTACATCTACACTTCCGTTATAATTCTTCCCATCCTTGCTTTTATAAAGGATGAGAGTATCATTATATCTTGAATCTTTAAGGAACTTTGATAATTCTACACTAACTTTATCCTTGCTGATATTCTCTGTATTGAACACTGCCTCGCCAAACTCATCATCATTAGGATAATAATATGGCAGGTTATCAGATGAACCGTAACCTGTTATCATATCAACTATCTTATAGTTCGCATTCTCCTTAGATACAGAGATAAGAGCATCACTACTACCATATTTAATAGGTGTATCGGTTAAGTCGTGCTGTACCTTGCCGACATGGCAAACGTTGCCATCCCAGTAGTAATCAAGCTCAAAAGTTGTGTTGACAAGTTGTAAAACATCAGTTAAATATTGGTCTTCAAATGACACTTCCTTAACTTCATCTGTTCCATACCCTTCATCAACAACAACGTAATATCCCTTGTATTTATCTGTAGGGCGATACAATCCGCAATATGCCATTGAGCTATTGACGCGAGCAACAAACTCATTGATAGTTCCACCAAACGTGAACTTTGTCTGATTTGAGCGGTATCTATCTTTGTTCTGTGTATCAACATCATCAACGACAACGTCAAAGAACAGAGTGTTATCAAGCAATTCTCTTCTGGATGTGAAAGTGATTTCGCTCTTCCACATTCTAGACGAATTATCCTTTGTAGAGTTTGGTGTATAGGACGCAAAGAATCTATCGCCATTGTACTTCACGAACTCTTCCTTCTTCCATTGCAAAGGCTCAGATGAATATATTGTAGCAGTAAGGGTAGGAGCACCACCCATACGTTTTGCATCGTAGGTATATGATGATACAATAGCAGGGTTAGCTTCCGATGGGAACAAACCGATAATTTCATTACCAGTGTTCTCATCGTAAGTCAACTTCTGTATGTATAATGATTCTGCCTTCATGTTTATTCTTTATTATTGTTTGTATTCTTTGTCATTGCGGTAATCTCAGCTTGTTTTTCGGCACGTTCATCTGCCTCTTCTTGCTGAGTCTGCAATCTTACTTCCTCGTCAGGTGCAGAAACAGTATTCTTTTCAACACCAGTCTTAGTAGAAATCAAACCTGCACCGCTCAATGTACAAAGCATCTGATTCCATGCACTTTCATCGAATGGCTGCCAAGGCTTAAATGATGTACTGATTCTCATCTGCTTAAACTCAGTAATTGCAGTAGGATTCTCACCGCTTGCAACCAACTGCTTTGCCAGTCCTTCCTTGAATAGTCTTGAATGTTTGCTGACGAAATTCTGCCACTCAATAGCTGCATTGTTAGCCTCCTCAATATCCAAAGAGCGTGTCATTTGAATTGCCAAACCGCTTATATCTCCACTAGACTTAATATCCTTCGGCAAGATAAATGTACATCCTGTAGCAATCTGCAATTGGTCGAGAATTGACTGCATGAACTCAATCATGTTCTGTGGAGAAGGTGGAGTCTTGAACTCAGCACTACCATTTCCTTCAATGCTTGTGTCATTCAAGATGATAGAACCAGCAATCTTCTTTGCGGTTTCATTGAGCTTACCCTTGATGTAAAGGATTCCCCATCCGTGGCGTTTTTGGATGACCGCAAACAGATTATAGATAATCTCGAATAGCTCGATAAGGTCTTGACCGTTATTCCAAGCAACATCACCACGCTTTGTAACAAGTGGGCTCTCCGAGAATCCGTGTTCTTCCTTGCTTTCCAAGCACCAGCCTTTCAGTACTTCGTTTGTATCAACGTCCTGAACGAATACATCTGTGAAATGATAATGATATGTCTTATCGTATGCATCAATGTGTCTTACATTATCCTCTGTACGATAATACACGCAATCAAGAAGCGGTTCTCCGTTATCGTCTTTATGGGTAATAATCTGATAGCCATCTTCATACGAGAATAGCCTACTTTTTACTTCGTTATCCTCATTCATGTAAACGAGTAAGCCTACATCACCATAACTCTGCTGAATACGTATAGCTTGCATTTCGATACCATCCTGATTTGTCTCTTCCCAATGCCACTTGAAATCGGCAAAGTTCTTTTTGAGCTTGTCAGTCGGATTGCTGTCATGCAAGATATGGCTACGTTTATTACCACCTAAACAAAGAGTCTTCTTGTCAACAATACGCTGTTGCATAGGAATGCCAAACTTCTTAAACTCAATCTCGCAATAACTGCCATCATCAAGCTTGCAACATATAGAAGGTAAGTTCGTATCAAACAATACCCTGTGAGAATAAGGGTCTAACTCCTTTGCAAAACGCTCTTGACTAACAACTATCTTGCTAATATTTGGGAGCTGTGCTTCTTTTCGGAAGTTCGTCTTAATATCCGAACCATCAGAAGAATCGTTGATAGTAATAGAGCGCGAACCTCTCAAAAACGGCTTTTTCAGAAGCAGTTTCTGCGGATTCTCCAAAAAATCATTAATTATATCTTGTCTCTTTCTACTCATCGTTATTGTCGTTTAATGATGGTTCAACATCGTTGCTATTTTGTGAATCGTTGTTCTCTTGTGGGTCAATCAATCCATAATGTCTGCAACAAGCTTTTTTTGAAGCCCAGTAGTTACATTCTCTGTTTGTAGTAGGACAAACAATATCGTGTTTGCTTGGTACTACGATGATTCGCTTCTGCTTCTGTGACTCTTCCATCTCAAATTTATCATTCAGCTTAACGCGAATATCAGTCTGCATCTTCAATGCGTCCTTCGGTTCAAGATTTCCATCACTAAGAGCTTGGTCTATCTTGTCGAGCATTTTAAGAAGCTCGTTTTTGTTCTCTTCCTTGGTGATAGCGTTGTTATTAACATTTCCGATACCGAAAGGTTCTAGAACATCTAGCAGTTTCTTGAATCGTGGAGTTTCGTAGAATTTCGCTGCATCCTTTTCACTCTTACGATAAGCAAGACGATACGCTAAAGTCTTATCTTCCAATGCGTCACATAGGATAGCAAACGCAATATCTTTCTCATCGCATTTATCCCAGTCAATCCGCACGGATTCAAGAATCATTTTTATATTTTCCTTTTTCAGCATATATTCTAAAATTAATAGTACAACGTATCATCATAAATACTCTGAGCATTAGGATTCTTTTCTTCAACATCTTGTGCTGCAAGTCTGAATCCCTCCTGTAGCTCGCTACCATACTCCATATTCAAACATGGGTACATTCTCATTGCGCAAGGGTCGAGCAAGTCCATAGAACGGTCTTTTCCAAGATTTCGGTTCATTTCCTTCTTGCTCTGCAACTTCTTCTTTCCACTCTGCATCTTATCAAAGCGAACTACCGCGCATTCTTCCATGAACTCATTCTGTATGGAAACTCTGTATTTGAGGTTTTGATGCGTATAAACCGCATTTGCAACCTTATCAGAGAAAGTAAGCTGCCCTCGCTTAATCATGTAGCTCAGCCGCAAGTAACATAGGTCTTTTATTGTCATAGCAGACAAATAATAAATTCCCATTGCCTTTGCTGCTGATATATAAGGGATAGCATCGGGTATATAGTCATTGAAATACCTACCTGCCGTGGCATCATAGATAATATGGCTTTCTGCTACTCCCTCACTTGCCGCGAATAATCTAGCTCTTTCCGCATTAATTCGCGGTGTCGAGTGCATAACGATTTCGTAATTGACAACGTGGAATCCATTCCACGACAACATCAGAGTATTATCCTTTCCGTAATCTGCCAAGTCGATTGTTATCCATTTGTCACCATTTACGGCTGGGTCTTTTACGAAGCAATCTCGTGCCGCTTGGCTTGGAATCGGTATATCCTCATCCTCTTCTGGGTCAACATTGAAGTTACCCTCCATAAGAGCTTGTGCCATTCTGCCGCCCGATGCAGCTACAGAACCTAAATAGCCAGAGTTGTTTTCAAGCATCTTCTTGTTTGAACCAAGTTTACCTTGATAGAAAACAAAGCTCTTAATCATTACTTCATATCCAAAGTTGCCGCCAATGGTTTTAAGCTTTCTGTCTATATCTATTTTACATTTCTCATAGACTTCTCGCTTAGACATCCCCCAAACAACATCCTTAACAGTCGGTCCTGCACAATAGAAGTATCTGACTACACCATCACGCTCTGGGATGATAAAACCGTCTGAGCCAATATACCAATCAAGAAATATTCTCGTCCAGTGGCTACGCTTCGGGTTAAGTGTTGCAAAGAACTTACCTGTAAACGTCTTGCTCTGACCTCTGTTTCGAGTCATGACGTATGAGAAAACTTCCCAAGTCATCTCCGTCAACTCGTCAATCGCAATCAAATCGTACTCCCATCCTTTCGCGCGTTCTCTCAACTTATCCATATTGGAATCGTCAAGATACGTCAAATCGACAAACGTTCCATTCGGAAATGTAACGCGCGGATTCTCGCTCTCTCTGATTTTTACGAAATCAGCTCCGAATATCTGTTTGAACTTCTCTACGAATCCTCCACCTGCTTTTTGATTACCAAGTGAACGGCGTGAAATCATTGCACGAAAATCTGGGTCGGTCATTAACGGCTCTGCCATCGCAAGTACAAGACCATACGATTTGCCTCCTCCGAGATTTCCGCCACCAAAAACAACGTCAACGTTGCTACTTGCAAAGGACATTTGAAAGCCCTCTTGTGGTCTGATTTCTATATCTTTATTCGTGTTCATGCTGCAAAGATACCTAATTTATAATATATAATAGCGTGAAAATAATTCTATATTGGTTACGTAACAAATAGAGTTTCTAAAAACAAGTAATTCAACACATTATTTAATTATCTTTGCAGCAGAATTTTAAAAATTAGTAATATGAAGTTTACAAAACAACAACTTTTAGACACCCTAAAAGCAAAGCTCACTGCAAACGGAAAACACCTTTCCATCAGCGAAAAGACAATCAAGAGTTTGAGTGATTCCCACTTTGACCTCTTAGTTGGTGAAGATACAGAGTTAGATGATTTGGTGAGGAAGATTTTGCCGCAGTATGTTTCCCTTAACGGCAACTACGAGAAGGACAATGCCGACTTCATCAAGAAATGGAACGACGAGCATCCTGACACCAAGCCAAATCCAAAGGATGATGACAAAGAGCCTTCGGCTGTTGAAAAGAAGCTTTTGGAACGCTTGGAAGCTCTAGAGAAAAAGGATGCAGAGTACGAAGCATCTAAGCTTGTATCGCAGAAACGTAGTGAACTTCTCGCCAAGTTCAAGGAGAAAGGTATCAACGATAGTAAGTGGATTGACAAGTACATGAACAAGTTGAACCTCACTAAGGACTCGGACATCGAGCAGGAATTTACGGATGCGGAAGAGTTTTACAACATATCCCACGTAAAGGGCGGTGGTACTCCAGGCAATCCAAGTGGCGGTAATGGAGATAAACCTATCGGTGCTGAACGATGGGCAGGCGTAAACAAAATCCTCGGTACATCAAATCCTGCTGGCAAGTAAATTCGGATAACATTAATTATTAACTCTTTAAGGTAAAAAGATTATGTTGGATAACTTTTTCACAAGACAAGCCAATGGTGGTGCGGTATTCACTGGTCGCACACTCATTCAGGCACATGGCTCTATTGGAGGTCATAAGAATGTCTTCGTAAAGCTCGTTAAGGGCAACAAGGATGCGCTCTGTTATCCTACTACGGGTGGCATCTTGAAGAACCCATTCAAGGGTAGAGCGAAGATTTATGCAGGTGACCTCGTTGAGTACACACCTAACATTAACAACACTACTGGTGCAGAGGTGAAGATTTTGAAGTTCTATGAGCTGGCTAAGGATGCTACTGAGACAGACGTAACCTACAAATTGGTTCGTGACGGCTATCACCACATACCGTATGCTGGCGATACTATCATGGTAGGACAGAAAGATTTTGTCACACAAGCAAAGGGTGTCACTATCACCAATGTGGAGAAAACCACCGACGGTTCAAACGATATTTGGCTCGTTACAGTATCAGAGACACTTGGTACAGCACAGAAAGCTGGTGACATTCTCGTAGAAGCAGCAAAAGCAGGTGCAAAAACGCTTCCTATGGTTACTAATCCTAATGCTTACGCAGACAAGGATATGGATTTCTTGTATGACGCGAACATGGAAGGGGTTGACGATTTGGAGTATATGCTTACTCCAGCTTTGGCACAAGAAGATACTGTTATCGACCTTGTAGCTATCGGCAATTTGCCACCAGCAGTTCTCGCTCTCAACAAGAGCCGTGTAAAGACTTGGTTCTGGTTTAATTAATCAGACCAAGTAAATGATAACGAACTTATTTTTTTTTGTAATTAATTGTATTTAGGATATGCAAAGATTTGATATTAACAACTCTGATTGGGCTGCACTTTTCCGTTCAAAAGATGGCGGTAGTGAACTGTTTCAGTCTCTCGTTGACAACTCAGACCTCCTTAACATGGATGAAGGTTGGGCAATGACACAGGGACATGTTGCTGACGCACCTACTCCAACAGCGGATGATGGTTCTGCTACTTTCCGAATGACTTCACATAAGTTGGAAGCTGCACCAGTCATGGATATGCGTGCTCCTCTTGGAGACTCACATCAGATGGATGCCGAGGGTGAGGCAGAGTACACTGCATCTATCCCAGACTTTATCGGTCGTGGCTTTGTAGAGACCGCTGCACAGCGTATCTACAAGGAGAAGCAGTTTGCTCAGTTTGGCAACGCAGACCGCATCATCGCTCGTTGGGTACGTGATTACCTCGCAGTTGGATTAAAGTCAGCAAAGGCTACTTTGAACAATACCACCGCGCAGTTGGAGACAACTGGTAAGATTGATTACACTGGTCTCGGTGCTGGTATCTACGGCAAGCTCTATGATGCTCGTCTTCCAAAGGATAATTTTCAGAAGGCTGGTGCAAAGGCTTGGACTGCCGCAGATTGTAAAATTCTCACACAGATGCGTAAGTTAGAAGACGCTTATCGTGATAAGCGAGGAGGCTACGATGGTGCTCTTACTTGGAAGATGACAAAGAAGATGTACAATGATGTATTCCTTCAGAACCAAGAAGTACGCGACTTGTATGTTGCTTGGTGTAAGGCTAACTATATTGCATACGTTGAGGGTATGCCTATCACTAACGAGCAATTCTTGAAGTCATTTACAGACATTCAAGGTATTTCTCCTATTGAGATTGTCGTTGAGAAGGAGCGCAACAAGACACGCACAACCGACACATTTGTCAAGGGTTGGGCAGATAATCGCGTTGTTCTTCGCCCTGCTGGTGATGCAGTAGAGTTCAAGTACACCGATGTATTGGAACGTGACGTATTCGGTAGCGGCTATGGTGCAAGTACTATTGATACCACTTTCGCAACCATGCTCAACGGTCTTGTTACAGCAATGAACACCACAACCGACAATGGTCGATTGAAGGAGTGGCACACAGACGTGATGATGTCTGCTATTCCAGCTCTCATCTCATTCACTAACCACGAGATTATCCACACCGAGGTAGCTGGTGACGGTGCAGTATCTTAATGGTTAAATACTCACAATATACGATAACATTTAATTCATTTATCTCTCAATGGCAGCATCGAAGTTTGACATATTGGACTATCTTAGCGGCATGACTAACTTTGTCTTTGACAAGTCGGCATTAAACAATGTCGCTTTGGATTGCGGCGTTTCTGATGTCGAGTCTTATTTGGACTTGACAGAAGAACAGAAAGACAGATGTAAGATTGCACTCTTGGAAAAGATTGTATTCGGTGTCTATCAGACAGCATCGACCACAAACCAACATGGCGCATATACTCTTACGGTAGGTGCTCAGACCATTACATCGGCTGCATTGCTGAGTATCAAATCAGAACTCAAAAGACTTTACAAGAAGTATGGAGAGGATGAAAAACTTGAAGCTCTCAATGAAACCGATGGAGAGGTTAAATGGATTAAAGAAACAGATTGGTAAGCTATGTACACTGACAGAAATGCTTTGGATGAATATGCCTATCATGGCGTGTTCTACCGCTCGGAACAAAAACCGAAAGAAGATGGAGACCTTATCGGAAGCGATGGGGATATGTTAGGCGATACTGATACTAGTGCAGGTGAGTCAGAAACAGAAAATGTAGAAACTGTCATTTTTGAAACAGATTGCGATATTCAGGAAACCAATAAGCTGTTTAATTCGGGCGTAGTTACGTTAGGATATACAATCTATTTTCCGATGCCAACGAAAGAAGGAGAAGACGGAAAAGATGAAGAATATATTCCTGAAGGTTTGAATGCTGGCATTCGTTTCCGTGGAAAAATGTACGGAATGGACGTTGACGGAATGGTTATTGGCGTTTATCCGACACAAATGCATGGATGTGTAGCTTACATCAAGGGTACTGATATTTAGTTTTTTCATCATAAGGTAAAATGTATTTAGGATAACAAGGTATGGCACAGAGGATTAATCGCAGATTATCTCGCATTGAGAATTTCTTTTCGATGCTTCTTACTAAGGGAAAAATCTCAGACAACATATTTGTCGGAGAATTACCACCTACAACTAGTAAGAACTGGGATGATTTTGTCAATGTTGACGTAGGTCAGCAAAGAGATTATGGCGGTTATTCTTCTGGCTATGCTAACATTTATCTCTATGCAAGACCAAAGGGAACTCCACTTAGAAAGAATGTAAAGTTACTGGATAAGATGGAAGGTGTTCTTGATAAAATCATTGATGAATCAAGAGACAAAAACTATACAATCAGCACATTATACCGTGATAGCGGATATGACTCAAACCGCCAATTTCATTTTCAGATGATTTCTGTTTCGGTTATTGTACGTTAATTATTTCATTTATTTAGGATAACAATTTAAACTCATAACAATATGGCAACGAAAGTTACAAGTACAGGCGCAGGTGCAATCAAGCTCTCTAAGCCTTCACACATTATTGTTCGTCCGTTCAATGGTAATGCGGCTGGTGACGATTATTACGATTTGGACGATGTTGTTCGCGACACCACATCTATCTCTCAGGACGATAACGATACTAACGATATTGAGCGCGAGACTTCTGATACTCCTATCTTGTCTATCGTGACAACTGGTAAGTATCAGTTTGCAGCCGAGGTTGCAGATACTCAAGCTCCTGTATTGACTGCATTGTGCGGCTTTACAAAGGGTACTGATGGTAAGATTTACGCTCCATCTGGTTACAAGCTGATGTATGCAGAGGTCGCAGTAGTTTTTGACAACGCAGATGGTACTACACACACAGCATTGATTCTGCCTAAGTTGCAGCTCAATTCCAAGACAACCATTGAGTCTCTGAACTCTAACTTGGCAAAGGTTGCATTGGCTGGCACAGGTCAGTTGGTAGAAGTTAAAGATGGTAGCACAACTCGCAAGACACCATTCTACATTGACCCTGCATACACATTGCCAACGGCAACTGAGTAATTTCGATTCTTCAACAATTCTCGACTATATACAAGGGGCGGCGGCTTTTATGCTGTCCGCTCCTTTTTAAGTTTTATCATTTATGGCTGAAACATTATACAAAAAAGCATTAAAGCTTATTACGAAGGAATTAGACAAGGATGCAAAGAATGTGTTAAGAGAATGTATTCAAGAAATTACATACACACATCAAACGCACAACCTCTACGATTCTTACGGATATGGCATTTATGTCGAAGGCAAGCTTGAAAAGATAGGTTACTTATCATCCTCTCCAAAAGCATCCAAAGGCAAGAATTGGTATGGAGAAGAGATTAAAGGTCGTGAAGCGATAAACGAATATCTCAAAAACGATTATTCCCCTAGTGGAGTAATTGATTTGGCTGTTGTTGCGACTATGCCATACGCTAAGATATTGGAAGATGGCGGTGGTAATCTGAAACAATCTTATAGAGTCATTTCTATGTCGTTTCAAAAGCTACAAAACCTATCCAAGAAGTATAATGGAACAGTAAGTGTGATTAGAAAGTAATTCATATATATGGGAAAAGTATATAGAGCACAAAAAGACCCGAATAAAGCTAAGAAACAAGCTGTAGAAGACGAGAATAAGGTGTTACCTAGTTCTCCCTTGTCTGATGCGGCAATGGAACGTCTGGCGCAAATTATGAATGATTCTCCTACAATTGTAAAACTACAAGGCACAGAGTGGGAGATAAGAGCATTGAAGCCAGGCACTCAATGGATGATTGCAGAGGAGGCTTGTAAGATAGTCAAGGGCGAAAACTTATCAATGGGTGACGTTATCAAGGAATTTGCTATCAATATTCCATCGGTGGCAAGAGTAATCACACTATCCTTGCTAAATGACAAAAAGCGCATTGATTCCGATGAATACCAACAAGTTTACGACCAGTTGCTTTGGGGAGACTATGACATCAAGGATTGGGCAACATTACTCGTTGAAATTCTCAATTTGCTAGATGTGGATTTTTTCTTCGCGAGTACCAATGTGATTCAGACCGTCCGCAATCAAGCTCTGATGAGGAAGAAGCAAGCAGCCGAATTATCCCGTCACGAACAGAATACGGACAAATGATAGATTTCTTACGTGCCAACACATGGTGCTCGCAAGAAGAATATAAGTGGAGAATGACCGTTCCGCAGATTCGCCTTGCGTCTATGGATTTTACTCATATAGAGTATATATCGTCAGATAAAGACAATAATCAGAAGAACGACAAATTAAAGAATGCAAAGGTAATCAATGGTGCAGAGGATTTACGAAATCTCAATGACCTTGGAATACCTATTTTATAAACTCTTAAACTTTTGAATTATGGCAGATTCAGCATTAGGCAGTGCTCTTTTTATACCAGAGTCTGCATTGAAGAAAATCAAAGAGGCTGATGATAAATTGAAGCAATTACAGAGGACAGCAGAACAGACTGCATCATCTGTAAAAAGCTCATTTGGTACAATGCAAGGTTCAACTAGTGGTTTTATCGGCGTGCTCGACCAAATCATACAAAAGCTTGGTACGATTAATAATGCTTCATCAAAAATGTCTGGTAGTCTATCCAATATTGGTGCGAACAAGGCTAGTAAAGACGTTTCCCAGATGAATGGTGTTATTATTCAAGCATCTGAAAATATAGATAGAATGGTGGCTTCACAAAGAAAAGCTACCAATTCGGCTGATTTCTCTAAATCTGTATCTGATTGGCAGAATATTCAAGCGCAGATTGATGCAACCAACAAGAGGCAACAAGAGCTTACTCAGTCTATGCGCCAATATGAAATGGTGCAAAAGAATATACGAGACGTAAATGGTGGTATTGTCTATAAAGACGATAAGATAGCTTACGCTGCAAATCAAAAGGAATTTGAAAGTAATCAGCAACTTATTGCATCCTTGCGTGAAAAACAACAAGCAATAATTGCCAACAATCAAGCTTTGAACCAACAGATTCAGTTGCTAAATTCTTTAAAAAACTATCATATAGAGAGTGGTTCTTTAGATAATTTGCGTTCCAAAGATACTTTGGCTTCAATGCGAGAGTATTACAAGGAACAAGAAAAATTATCCGCTCAACAAGAGAAGCAAAGACAAAAAGATGCTAATGCTTGGCTAAAGAACAAGGAAAGAGAAGCGCAAGCAGCAGAAAAAGCATCAAGACGCGAGCAAGAAGCATCCGACAAAGCCGCAGCAAAGGCAGAGAAAGATGCGTCTAGAATCCGTGCTGCCCAAGAAAAAGCATATATGTCCGACTGGTTAAAGCAGCAACGTAGCGCATTCTACTCAAATACTAACGCGGTTATTGCAGATACAAATGGTGCAAAAACTTTGCGAGACCATATTGCTGCCATCAAGGAATTACAACAAGCTCGTCTTAGCCTCAATACTACAGATAAGAACTACAAGCAAAATCTTGCTTCTGTAAACGAGGCTATCAAACAACACTCTAAAGTTCTCAAAGAGGCTGGTGTGAATGCAAAGAGTTTAGGCGAGCAAACGTCATACATTGCAGGATATTTATCACGTCTTGCACAGCGAACAGCAGTTGTATTCTCATTTGGCGCAGCAAAATCTTTTGTTGAACAAATAGCAGAAGTCAGAGGTCAGTTTGAACTTTCAGAGCGTTCACTCGAAGCTATCTTGCAGAACAAGCCAAAGGCAGACGAGATTTTTAACAAGACTGTAGAACTTGCCGTTAAATCACCTTTCCGTATCAAGGACTTGGTGGATTACACACGACAACTTTCCGCTTACCGAATTGAGTCTGATAAACTTTATGATACAACCAAGCGACTTGCCGATGTTTCAGCAGGTCTTGGCGTTGATATGGGAAGACTTATCCTTGCATACGGACAAGTCAAGGCTGCTGCATACCTTCGCGGTTCTGAGGTTCGTCAGTTTACCGAGGCTGGTATTAATATGTATGGCGAGTTGCAACAATACTTCAAGGAAGTTAAGGGAGAAGCGTACACGACTGCACAGATTGTTGATATGATTTCCAAGCGTAAGGTTACATTTGAGGATGTTGAGGCGATATTTCAACGCATGACCGATAAGGGTGGAACATTCTACAATATGCAAGAGATTCAGGCTGAAACTCTCCAAGGTAAGATTTCCAACTTGAAGGATGCTTTCGATGTGATGCTCAATGATATTGGTACAGCAAATGACGATGTATTTAAGGGGCTTATCAGTGGTGCGACCATATTACTTAGACACTGGGAAACTATTGCATCTGTAGGAAAAGACCTTATAGGTATTCTTGCTTTGCTTATGTTGCAATCAAACAAGACTGGTGTCAGCTTAAAAGAAATATGGAATGCAAATTTCACATCATATTCATTAAAAGGGAAAAATGCACTAGGTCTTATTACTGCATCATTCAGAAATCTCGGTTCTGCTGCAAAAACAGCAGGTAAGATGATTAAGTGGGCTGTAATGGATAATCTTCCGTTAATCGCTTTTGCAGCATTGGCACAGGCAGTTTCAAGTGCTTATTTTGCATACGAGAAATTCAGAGAAGAGCAATCCAAAATTATCACTGAAACTATTGATGCAAAGAAACGTCTTGGTGAGTTATCTGCCGAATATGAACGTATCAAGGATAAATTTACAGAAAGAGCAGGTGGCGGTGTTCGTATCATCATCAACAAGGATAGACTTTTAGATGATTCAAAAAGTGTACTTGAAGATTTGTACGATGAGCTTAAAAAAAGAAATCTCGAAATACCTATCAGTATAGAGAAAGTCGATTTATCGAACTTAGACAAAGCTATCAAGGAATCAAAGAAGAAAATAGATACATTTATACAGATGGCGCAAGATGCGAAATCTTATATCAATGGTGAAGATAACTCTTTCTTTAATAGCAGCAATTTCAATCTGTTTGGAATACCTTTGTGGGCAGATAGTTTCTCGAAGGATATGAAGCAGTTGGATGATGCAGCAAATGATGTTCGACAATTTGCGTCTAGAGCACAAACTGCAATTGAGGCACTAGGTGAGGGTTATGATAAATTATCCGTAAAATCTAGAGCTGCATACGATTCCATTAAAGATGGCGCAAAACCTAATGAACTCGATGTAGAATATTTACAACGAGTTAATAAGGTTATGGGTGAAATATTCGACAATGAGAGAAATAATAGCTCTTTTGAAAAATATGCTAACAATCTCAGAAAGCAATTATATGGACTTAGTGATAATCTTGGCGCAACACTTAGCGGTTCTTTCAGAAGTGCAAAAGAAGAGGCTGCTAACGAAATTCAAGGATTGTTCGATAGCATTAATAATATATATGGCGGATTCCTGAAAAGTCTCAAGCCAGCCGAGATAAAAGTTTTTTGGGATAATGTTGCTACGGAAAATAATCTTGGAGAATTACAAAAGAAAATACTTCTTACAATCGCGTCAAAGGTATATCATTTTAAGGTTGATGCAGATAGTCAAAGCATGAACAACGCAAGACAAAGAGTATATTCTTTCATGGATGATTTGCAAGCAGAGGCAGACAGACGAAAGATTACAATCAGTCTTGATGTTATTGACCCTAAAGATGCACTTAATTCTGTACAAGGTTTTCAGCGTTCAGCAAAGGATATTAAGGAATTGATAGACCAGATAAATAGAGGCAAGATTCAATGGTATCATGGTTCAAGTCTTGGTATAAGTAATACAATGAAGTGGGGAAGCCAAAATGTTGGCGTTAATACCGTATTCAACAAGAAAAATGCCATAGCATTTCTTCGAAGCCAATTGAAAAATGTTCTTACAAAAAACAATTTGGCTGGCGGATTAGACCCATTTGCTAACAAAAATACCAACAAGAATTCAAAAGTTGATAAGCAACAGCGAGATATTTTGTCTGAGCGCATTTCTCTACTTAAAGAGATGAACAAACAGTATGAACAGCTTGATAAATACATGGATGATGATAGCGCAGCGCAATCTGTTATGAAACAGTATGCAGACAATCTGAAATATGTCGGAATGCCAGACGAAATCGTTAAGAGTTTCGTTCCTGACAAACAAGGACTCATTCAAGCTTTGAAGCAGATTGAACCAACAATCAAAGACTTCAAGAAGCGCGCACAGCTTAAAAACGACATCGTAGAACTGCAAATACAGCTCGATACCGAGTTTTTCCAGCAGCAGTTGAATGATGTAAAAAATGAGATTAGTAAGTCTTTCGACCAACTTAATCTCTACAAAAAATTGCAAGGAGAAGGTTTGTCTGACGGATTGATTAAGTCAATGTTCGGTGAGCTTACATCATCATTCGATGATGTACGAAAAGGAATAGAAGACCAATTCACTGCAAAGTTCGGAAATAACACAAAGTGGAGTGCTGATATATGGAAGCAGTATCAAGAGCAGATTGATAAGCTTGATAAAGAGGTCTATCAAGACCAAATTAATCAAGCACAAGAGCTGATTAAGGCATACAAGCAGCAGCTTTCCGACCAGTTACAGTTGGATAAGTGGTACATTGAGGAAAAGCAGAAAATCCAAAACAATGCGAATATTGCCAAGAATCCTGAGTTACAAAAGCAGTTGCAGGAGAATTTGACTGCCCAATACAAGAAAAAGACTGGTGAGAACACTTGGAAGAATTTCCAAGGCTCTGATATGTATGTTAAGATTTTCGAGAACCTCGACCATACATCCACCAAGGTACTCGACTATATGATACAGAGGCTACAATCCTTGCGTGATGAAATGAAGAACCTCGACCCTACACAAGTCAAGGCTATTACGGAGCAGATTAGCAAATTGCAGGAAACTCGAAATTCAAGAAATCCTTTCAAGGCTTTCACAAGTGGACTGAAGGAGTTGGTAAAGTACACTAAGGAATACAAGAAACTCGGTGGAGACAACGCTTTAATCTCCACAAGCGACAAGTACGACAAAGAAGAAAAGAATATAGAGAATCAAGGTAAGATTATCGCCAACTTGGATGCTGAATACAACAAGTCTATGTTGCTTAACGGATTGGACGATGAGAAGACCAAGACGTTGAAAACCAATCTTGATTTGTCGAAGAACCAACTCGACAATATGAAGAAGCAGCACAGTGAGACAAAAGGCACTCTTGATACACTTAACAATGTTCAAGGCGAGACCGACAATGCTAAGAATAAGTTTAGCAAGTCCGTAACAGATATTACCTCTATTGTTTCCTCTATGGCAACAGCATTCAATGGATTGTTTGAAGCTTTGGGCGGTTCTGATGAACAACTCGAAAACACTCTTAGTGTCGTTGACAATATCGGTCAGGCAATCGGTTCATACTATAGCGGAAACTATGCAGGTGTCGTATCGGGCGTAATGGGCGCGCTTACAGGCGTAGCTAAACTATTTAGCAACGAAGGAAAGATTGATAAGGAAATTGCACGCCAAGAACGCGCTGTAAATTCCTTGCAACACGCTTACGAAAAGCTTAAAAAGAGTATGGACGATGCCTTTGATACACAAAGGCTCTACGAATACAACCAGAAATCGGTCGATGCCCTTAAAAAGCAGCAGAATGCGTACCAAGCAATGATTAACGCAGAGCGCGGTCGCAAGAAGCCCGATGAAGGTAAGATTCAAGAATGGGAACAGCAGATTGATGATTTGAACACGACCATTAAAGAATTAGGCGAGTCTATGACAGAGGCACTTGGCGGTTTTGGTTCTCAGTCTAACTATAAATCTGCTGCTGAAGCTTTCTCGGAAGCGTGGGTAGATGCTTTCAATGAAGGTAGTGATGCACTCGAAGCACTCAATAATAAGTTTGATGAGTATTTCAATACAATGCTCACCAAGCAGTTAATGAATAGAGCTACTTCAAAATACATTCAGCCTATCCTTGATGCATTCGACAAAGCGGTATCTGAGGGCAGCGAAGGTGGAAACAATGGTCTTGACGTTACCAAGAAAGAACTCGAAGGTATCAAGGAACTGAAAGACAAGAACCTTGCATTATTCAATGAGTATGCAAAGAACTTGATGGACGTTCTCAACGTCAAACCTACTGGCAGTTCAAATATCTCTGCTTTGCAGCAAGGTATTCAGTCCGTTACAGAATCAACCGCACAGGCGTTGGAATCGATACTCAATTCTCTCAGGTTTTATGTAGCTACTCAACAAGCAGATGTCCGCATCATCCGCGACACTCTGTTAGAAAAGCTCGGAAATAGTATCAGCGCGATAACGCAAGACACATCAAGCAGTCCTGTACTCATTGAGTTGAGATTGCAGACAACAATACTTACTGATATTCGCGACACCTTGGCTAGCTGTGTAAAGGGCGGTCACAAGCAAGGAAGAAATGGTATCAAGGTATTTATGAATTAGTTTTCTGTGTTCTATATATAAAATTAGGGCAAGCTCGGTTTCACAACTGAACTTGCCCTTTTTAATCAACATAAATCTAACTAAACCTTAACTAATACAAAAAGTAAAATTATACTTTATGTCTGTGTACCGCCGTACACTCTGTAAATAAGAAAATAATATAAATATTCTTTTTTCCAACTTTGCTATTTTAATGAGCTGTAAGACGTTATTTTTGTTCGTCCTTACAACTATTCCACTCTGACACATAAATCGTCCCTGTCGTCATATTTGCGTCATCGTAGCTAATGATTTTAACATCATTATCCTCTCCGTACTCTATGAGGTCACATTTTCCTTTGCATTCGATGCGAACTTCACTCTTTCCGCACACGTAAATGCGAGTAACCATATTCTCTGGAACTTCAATCTCCAAATCCTTGCAGTACGCGACAAGAATAATCGTAGAGCGCACCTTGATAACTCCATGAGCACCTATATACATTTCGCTAGTATATCCGTGCTCGTTACATTGATAGAATCCATTGGCAAACTCACCAAACTCTTTCAAAAGGTACTCTTTTGACAATCCCCATCCGAAAGCTATAGAATCAGCCATAAACTCAATTCCGTTTGAATCAAGAGCCATATTTACCAATTCTCGCTTACTCGCGGCAGAATCCCATTTCCCTTTATATTCTCCGCACAATCCCAATCTTAGGGCATTGCGCTTCAACGTCAATAATTCATTGTTATTCCCCATACCATTCTCTCAATCTATCGTTAATTAAAGTGTTCACATACGCATAGGTTTTATCGTACCCGACAAGCTCGTGGCACTTGCGGACACAGCGCATAGCAGATTTCTCATTGATGTCCGCGCGCTGTGCGATAACGGCATAGGAAAAACCATAGCGATTGTGTAGAACGTCAAGAACAAAGTTCCTTGCTACCGCTCTCGCAAAAGGAATGTTAGTATTGCCGACATATAAATCGTCTGCATTCACTCCTTCCTTTTCCTCAGTACTCATAGCCGTGTTCACTTGTTCGCAAACCATCCGCTCTACCTTATCCATCGTATCATTACCTAAGTATATCATAGCCGTTAAATCTTATTTTTATCTTTATAAACGTAACCTACCGTATCACAAGGGTATTTATCATCTGGTGACAATACACCTGCATCTTCCATCTTTTGTCTGAAATCCACAGAAACCATGGGAACTAACTTGTGAAGTCTTGAGCCATCGGCGGCAGCCCAAATCGGCTTTAGATACTGAACAGGATTCTTAACCTTTACACCATCCCATTTGATTCCGTTCTGAATGAATGGTATAAAGATACCGTCTCGCTTCACTCCGTTAGCATCACACATCCTTACAATTCTGTAATCTCGGAATAGTCCGTATTTCAGTTCTATATACCATTCATTATACATAAGCTATTCCTTTCCTTGATTAAGAGCCTCGGCTGCTTGCTCTGCCAATATTGCTTGCTGACCGTGCTCAAAGTTCTTCTTCAAGTCTTCCTCTGTCTCTTCGGAAACTGGAGTATTCATTACGGTTTCCAACTCTTTTTGCATACGACCGAGGTAATCCATCTTGTTCTTTGCGAACTTTGCAGCATCATCTGCATCTGTGAACGCTGTAATCGGATGAGTAATGTTGGCTTCTGTGATGATAACCATGCTATCAAGCATATCTTGATAAGTAACATCAGTCTCAGGGAAAATATCATTTTCTTTTCCATTTACTTCGTTCTTCATCGCGACAAGATTTTCAAGCCACGCGAATGTTGTAGTAGTAAGCGCGTGCCCTTCCATATCAACACCGCCCCAACGCTTAAAACGTGCTTCAAATCCAATGTGTGTGTGGAAAATAGCACAATCCTTCAAAATTACGATGAAGAAATGCCCGAAGTCGGTAACACTTTCAACATCTTTTCTGTTGATTCCGACAACAACTTTAAGCAAACCTGCATTGTTGTCAACAGTCTTCTTTTTTGCAATTCTAGCCATAACTATATATTTATTTTTGTTCTACAATCGTTTTGTACTCGAAACTAATGCAAGATGGATTCTCCTCAGAAGTAAATCTAACCTCATTAGGGTCATTGCAAACCCCATCCTTGAAGAAGAAACAATCCTTGCAAGTATATACTAGCGGAATAATGTCTCCGCAAGCATCATCGTCAGGATTTGCGTCTGTATATAAGTCTTTGCCCAAGCAATATGGGAACTCAGAATCTTCATCATTCAACAATACGCAATCCTTACAAGTATATTCAGTCTGTGCCATGCTCCAATAATTTTATTTCGTCTTGGATATAAAACACTGCCTTACGCAAGTCCTCAATGCGCTTCTCGGTCTTTGTTTTGTTGCCATCCACCTTATCCTTGCGCAGGAGATACTTGATAGCGTTCCCTGTATTGAAGTCAAGATGTCTGCAAATATCCAAAGGCTCAACACCGCACAAATCCTTCAACCAAGCGTAATGGGATGGGTGAGATACTTGCTCTGACTTTCCGTTTGCGGATTCTCCTTCACCTTTCGTTACTATATCGAACTTTGTACCAAACGTCATAATATCTTCCTCGCGAAAACGAGCGACATATTTGTAATCTGTGCTAACAGATGTACATATATAAACATCAGCATCCTTTCTCTCGGCATTGAACAGAATAGGGGTTCTGCCACTCTAAATACCTATCGGGTCAAAATTGCATTTTAAACAATCATTTCGTGTGATGTAAAATCGCAGTCCAACCTTAATATCTTCTTTCTTAATCATAAGCTATTTCTTGTTATTTTTATGATGTATTGAAATATGAAACTTGTTACATATAGAACACCTGTAAACTACAGGGTCTTTTGCCTTCAACCTCGGATTCTGATTCAGAAACTCCCAAGCATCATCCTCTGTCTCGTATGCGACCTTCGCCTTCCAAGAATGAACTTTTTTAGTCCAATGTTCGGGGTCTGGTTTGAACGGCGGCACTTTATTAGGATTGTGATGATTCTTCCTCATAGCTCAATGATATTAATGCAACTATCATCAACTGTAACATAGCAATCAAGTGTCTCGCGTCTGTAGCCACCGAAATCAATAAGTATCTCAGAATCTTCACTTGCGCAAATGAACTCTTTGTTGGCAAGCAATTCATCCTTCGTAATGGTTTTCTTAACCTCACTAAAATAAATTCTGCCAACCATAGGTGCATTGATAATGCCACCGACCTTTACCACATCATCATCTGATGTTATATATATGATAGGTAAATCACCTTTTGCATTCTCAAAGAACACGTTATTCAAAAGCTCTGATTTAGTCATAATCTGTTATTTTTTAGTTGATGATGGTTTGCGACCACGTTTCTTTGTCGTATCGCGTTTGCTAGCAGTGTAATCCAATGACGATTTCTTTGGTCTGCCTGGTTTTCGCTTTACAGGAATGGATTCTTTATTCGGTAACTGCAACGTCTCACATTCCTCATCTTCGCCAAATTCGTTCTCGAACTCTCTTCCGTCACGCTTCTCTGCATCGGCATCATAGGCGCGCTTCCACTTGCGCTTGGCAACTTTCAACTGTTCTTTCTTGAACGCCTCTGATTCCTCATGAAGCTTATCGTAGTCTATCTCAGGTGCATCAAACTCACCTTCAATACTGCATTCGGGAGTTTTCTCAACGTCCTTTGATTCCATTTCCTGATGAATGCGGTCTTCCTCTGAAATGTATGGCTCATCGTCAACTTTCTGCTTATGACTAGCATTATACTCGTCAATGAACTCTTTAATTTCTTTCTTGGAGCATCCATCTTTCTTCATTTCTGCCAACTCAAACTCGAACTTCTGACGTTCAATGTCCTCAAATCTCGTTCCGTCTAAATCGCTTCCCTCGTTGAGTACGTTGATTTTCTTGTTTTCCTCATTAGCTCTCATCTGTTTGTCAATGGCAATCTCCAATAACGCGTGATTAACGTCCGATTCCGTCATTTCATCGACCTCATAAGCCCTAGGGTCTTCACCAAGCTCGTTTTTCAGAAAGTTCTTCTTTGCTTCGATGCATCCGCTCGGCAAAAACTGAGCCTCATCAAGATACATGTAAGGATGAATGCTCTTGATAGATATGATAGGACTCGGTGTACCGAAGTCTTGCAAAAGCTTCATGTATTTGTCCGCATTCTGCTGATAAATACAGTAGCATTCCTCCAAATTGCGCTTCTGAACAAGCACAACTGCCATTATCCAGAATGGGTCTTTACCATTCGTGTAGCGTTTCGGCAATCCCTTCGTCTGCAACGATGCCGCTTCTAACGCCCTGTCAAGTGATTCTTCCTTTATTCGCATATATTCTCAACTTTTAAATGATTACAACTCCTCGGAAGAACCATCGCTAATGGTATCGTCTTTCCTCAACTCCCATTCATCGGCAGTCATAATCTCCCAATGACCGCAAACGTCTTGCGCCAATACAGAACCGCGCTTCACCTGCTTATGAGCACCTGTCATATTGACGGCAGTAACGCTATAAAGCATATCGGTAACGTCCAAACCATCATCGACCGCATCGGTTGCTTTCTTGATGTCTGTAACGATAGGGCAGTCGAACAATGCCTTGATGTTTTCGCCCTTGACCTCAATTGATGTCTTGTATTTGTTCATAATTCGCATATGTTTTAAAGCATCCACCGACCGTAGAAGGAACTCGAACCTTCTGTTTGCCTAGACTTGTATCTGAGAGACACGTCCTACCGCCTTGCGGATGCTGTCGTTTCTATTTCCCGCCATTCTTCAACCAATCTTCAATCGTGGTACTGTCACCATCAAACGACTGACCGAAGACGTTTACCAACTTAACCGAACAGAGCAGATACGGAATGTTCTTGATGTTATCCGTTGATGGCTCTGTAGCATCCTGTACCAAAAACAACGCTTTCTTCTGTCTGTAATCGTCATACCACAGGATAAGCGAACCCTCCAAGTAAGCATACAGACTATCCCATGCTTTCTCGGCAGCTTGTATCTGCTCAGTAACGGAAAGCTCAGTAGTTCCGTCAACATCATACCCGAACACGCAGACTGACAACGTAGCGTTGGTGCTCTCATGCCTAGCATTCGGGTCAACGAACACTCTCAACGCTTCATTCTCAGGATAGCTCTCGGTATATACACCCTTCTGCTTACCCTTGGAGTTCAATCCGTCCAATGACTTGTAGCGGACAGAACCGCAGCCGAAATCATCCTCCAGACTCTTACGCAATCCGTCTGCCTTCCAAGCTCCCTGCTCGGACTTCAAGTAACGCTGTATGTAGAATTTCTTTTCTGCCATATTCCAAAGTCGGTAATTCGTAAATCAAACATTTATGCTGCAAATATACGCCAAAAAATCAAGCCAAAAACGAACTTTACATAGTTTAACAAATTGCAAATTTGTACCTTTTTCCCCATATCCCCAATTAAATATATGTTATCCGCATAAATCAGATTTTTCATATCACTACTGTCCAATAAAATAGGGCAATTCGATCTTTGAAATAGTTGATTTATAGTCTTTTATGCCGTATTTTGCAATGAAACGGACTTGATTTTGTAACTTTGTAGCCAAAAATAATTGGCTACTATGTTTCAAGACAA